ACCAATACTATTCTGAGCATGTTTCAATGCACGACGTAGCTTGATGATAAACTGTGTTGTGTTGATGTTTGCTTCGACTGTAATCTTCTGACGCTTACCAACAGCGTTAAGCTCTGTACGTAGTTCACGTTCCAGATGTGTCAAGTCAAGACGAACTGGTAGCTTGAGGTCCATCTGGCCCAACAGGGTTTTGATGAAGCGCTTCTGTTCTACCAGCTTGCCGATATCAACTCTGATGTTGTTCAGGTTGATGGTTGTTTTGTTCAGGTAATCCTGAATTCGTTTACCTTGAGTGTGAAGTGCTTCTTGGGAGATATCAACATTGTTCAGAGTGATTTTGGTTTTAGTGGCCTTATCAATCTGAGCACGAAGCGACCTGCTGTCAAGAGCAACCTTCACTGTGAATTTCTTGTTGGCTAGAGTCGACAACTCTCGCAACATGCCAAGCACGCCACCGAGTTTCTTTTCGAATGTAGCCAGTGGACGGTTGTCAACTTGAAAGACAAGTTTACCCGTCAGGCGAGCAATTTCCTCTTGAAACATATAGCCTCACTGTTATTTATTCTGGGCAGCTTGTTGTGCTTGTTGGATACGAGCTACCTCGTCCATTTCAAACTTCGCATCAAGTATCTCGATGATGTTATAAATGTCCTCTACGTTGCAGACGGTTTGCAACTCAACATAACTCGGAAGTCCTTTGATATCACTTGTAATGATACGGAAGATTTCCCAGTCTTGAGTGTACCCATCCTCCACTCTCTTCAAGCGAGGATGAGTTGTCTGTGGCTCCGCGTTAGAGTTTACAGGACGCCGGAACCTAGCATCTGAAAAACCGATCCGTAGTTGAACTCCACAATCTCTTTCACCAACAGGAACAGCTTGTCGTATTCACCGGCAAACTCTGTGTTGAAGTTGATCGCTACACTTCCTTTGGAAGCAGATGTAACAAGGGCGATAACCAGTGCCTCAGCATTGTCATCTAGGTTTTCGAACAAGATGTTCAGAGCCTTAGCAACGCTAGCCTCTTCACCTTGCAGAACAGCGAAAGCAGGACCAAGAGTTTTGATCAGTTGCTTACCAAGTTTCAAACCAGTCATACCCGGCAGTTGAGTCAGCAGGTAAGTTTCGCCGTTGATGAATACTTCTTTTTGTTGAATAGCCATTTATTTCTCCTTAACTAAAGTAACCAGAGATTGCACCAAGTCCGTCAGACACAAGTCCTTCAGCACTGGACATTGCTCCAGAGATAATATCCGTAATGTCGATACCGTTAGAGGCGTTACCACCTACGTTACCAGAACCAACTACGAACGATAGAATTTCGATTTCCCATCTACGAGTGATGATGCCTTCAGCGTTGAAGGTCAGCTCAGGGAAAGTTTTAATGAAAGCTTGGGATGTTGTGAAGCGGGATGTACCAGAAGAGTCTTTCAAGCTAACTGGGTCGAGCAGACCGGCGTGGGCCTGAGCGTCTTGCAGAACGATATCTGTGAAAACATCGTTTGCAATGGACGTAGGTAGAAGCTCTAATACCAGTGTAGCTTGTCTGTCTTGGTTGTAGATGCGAGTGTGAACACCGCGAATACCCTTGCGTACGTGGAAGACCGCAGAGTTCCACTGCAAAGAAATACTCACAATACCCGGAACAATCCAGCCACAGACGTTAATAGTAACACTGCTTGGGTCATACGTCAATACATTACCAGACATATATGCTCCTTAAATGATTTGGAAGTTTTGTAGGGCTGGCAGAACAGAAGCTCCAAGGCCAAGGATAGACGACAGGTTGCCATCATCACCGTTACCACCAACGTTTACGATTACGTCTGTAGCTGCGAAACGCCATGTACGCGCTTCCATTTGATTGGAGAAGACGATTTCAGGAATCTCTTCAATCCAAGCTGTTGCAGCCATAAACATTGTGCTTCCACTTCCGTCTTTGATGAACAGTGGAAACTTGCCCATTCCGGTAACTTTATCAACGTTCCAGAGGGTAGAGAAAATGTCGTTACCGCTAGAAGATTGTGCGAGAGTAATCTCCACCTTCCAGCCGGTGTCTGGGCTCTTGATACGGGACATTGTGCCGTCCATAGCCCTTACTGTTGTACATTGTTGCGTGTCCTTGATGATGCGAATGAACGTACCTTCGGCATAACCTGTAACGGAGTACAACCCTGCTACGGTAATGGTCACATCAGTTGGGGAGTAGTTTAGTAGGCTTGCCATTTGATAAGTACCTCCATTAGGTAACATCCAAGAAAAAGAAAAGGGGCCACCACGAATGGAAGCCCCTTAACGAATGTATTACGATTGAATCCATTTTGCAGCGATAGTACCGCCGAGAGTTTGAACAGTGTTCTGATCTTCTGGAGTCAAGATTGCGTTACCACCTGCATAACCGTCAAGGTTGAATGCTTGGATAACCCAGTCACGTGTCATCATGCTGTTAGAGAAACCAGCGTTAGGACGTACACCGATGTAAGCATCGTCAGAGAAGTATGTAGAACGTCCAGAGCAGTCTTTCACTTGGATAGAGAATAGACCATCGGAGTTACGACCGTCGTTGTTGAACAACAGAGACAATACGTCGTTAGATGCAGAAGTTTGTTGGAGGCTTAGTGTCAATGTCGCAGAGTTACTTGCGTTGTAGACACGTGTACCTGTGTTGTCCGCACCAGTGTACAGAGCGTAACGAGGGCTTGTCCATTCGATGTTAACGATGGAGTCCTCAGAATACCCGCTGATGATGTGGGCAATGCCAGTGCTCGATTGCGTGATGATAATAGTCACGTCATTTGGAGCGAATGTAGCAAGACGTTGTGTAGCCATGTTAGTCTCCTATTAGAGGGTGTAACCGTAATTAAACGGTTACAGTCCCTGCGATTTTAACGAAGTGGATAGCACCGGCCAGACGTGCTTCGAATGTAATGCCTTCGAAGATACGTTGAGCACGTGCGTTGACAGACACGCTGAGAACATCTGGTACTTCAACAGTTGGGGCTGGGCTTGGGGCCAAACCACCTACACGGATACCATCGTTCAACTGAGCACGAATCTCAGCTTCGATAATAGCGGCACCGGCTGCTGTGTAAGGGATTTTCTTACTGTTAGCCATACGGCTCCACAGGCGTTCTTTCATGCGTTGTTCTAGCCAGTCAACAAAGATCATTACGTCGATCCATTCTCCACCGAACATCTTCGCTCCGATAGTGCTGCTCAAGCCACCAACTCGTTCGTATGTCGATCCAGATTTGTTATGGATGTTTGTAGATTCAGTATCAGACAGGGTAGACACTGTAACACCGCTCAGAGTCTTGTACGCCCAAGTGTTAGAACCCGGTTGCTCTTGCAGTTGGTAGCCAACCCAAGCAGCTTCTGGGAACTCTGTATCGGCTGTTGCACTGTAAAGACCGAAGGTACGTTGGTAGCCAAGGGCTTTCAGTTTCGAGAATGTATCAGTTGTAGAAGTTGTCTTAATGTCAGCAGACGAAGAAGAAGTGGCGAACACTTTCTTCATGCCCTCTACTTGAGCAGCAACTGTCAGAACATCAGCCTCAAGGTGGGATTCAATCATAACGGCATACCAAGTGTTATCCACTACAGTAATTTCGTTGATTGTTGTTACCCAAGATTCAACAGATGGGCTGTTAGCCTGAGACATATTGTCGCTGACTGCCAGAGCATACCCAGTTGCAGAAGCAATGGTTAGAGAACCGTCAAGGTTGTCAGTAACAGTAACATCTGTGATTGGAGTCACGTCGTAAGCAGTTTTCAGTCCAGCAGCAATAGTGATTGCAGTGTCCAGTCCACCAGCAACAAACACGAAAGGAACTCCGCTGATTGTCATTGTGTACGAACCAACTGCAACAGAGTTGATGTTGACTGTAGAGCTTGGAACCAAACGACGGCCCATTACGATCTGCGATGGTTTCAATACTTGGCTGAAGAGTTTCTGAGCAACGATGTACGCTGTATCAGTTGGTTCAAAGTCTTCTGCGACAGCAGTCAGGCTAGAGTATGTACGTGCTCTTTCAGCAAACTTGGTGTGAGCAGAAATGAACAGAGGTACGTTGAAGTTTGTTTGAGCAACAGCAGCAGTTTCTCGGCTGATGTTGATTTCAATGATATCCGTAAGAACGGTCATACGTTATTCTCCTAAGTAGGTAGAGTGATTTCAAAGTCGGTTTCCAGTACATAGTCTGGTGGCCTGTTTGCATCGTGGTATACGCCGCCACCTTGAAGGGCAGTTGCATAATCCTGTTCTGTTGTGAGTACAGCCGCATACGCGAATACACAATCCAGTTGATAGATCATGTACATGTCTGTATCTCTTGGGAGTGGAAGTCTGCGAAGGCTGGACAGCTTGAACAGCGAGAGTCTATTCTCGGCCTGTAGCAAGTATCCATTCTGAGTCCTCAACTCAATTTGAAGCATTTGGGCCATATCAGCCACAGAAGTTTGATCGTCATACTTACCAACAAACTCAAATCTCACAGTTGCTTCGTGGTCTTGAATGGTTGTTTGGATAAGCTTCACGTCATCTTCACCAAGGGTTGGTGTCGAGTTATACTCACGGCCAATTGGGTTAAGTTTCTTTACGTCAATAACGAGGTAAGGATTAACCGGCTCAGCAGCGTTTGTAAAAGCAAACAAGATGTTCCAGTCAGGGTGTA